ATGAAAGACAATCACATTGCACATATGACAATTCAATTTACGGTCGGTAATCAAATAGAAACACAACAAATAACATTTACAGTACAAGGATAATAAAATGGCACTGAATTCAATTACAAAGAAATCAAATCAAGGAAGAGATATAAAATATCTTAATAAAGATTTTTCTAAATTTAGAGAAAACTTAATTGAATATGCCAAAACATATTTTCCAAAAACATATTCAGATTTTAACGAATCATCTCCTGGTATGATGTTTATCGAAATGGCATCGTATGTAGGTGATGTTCTTTCATATTATACTGATGATACCTTAAAGGAATCCTTAATGTTATATGCAGAGGATAAAGAAAATGTTCTTGCCCTTGCACAATATTTAGGATATAAACCAAAAGTTTCATCTCCTGCGATAACAACTTTATCTATTTACCAATTAGTTCCTGCAATTGGTAGTGGGGATACTAATAGACCAGATAATGATTATTATTTGAGAATAAAAGAAGGAATGATTGTTTCGGGTAAAACCGATGTTAAATTTAGAACTACGGAATTAGTAGATTTTAACGATGAGAGTGGACGTGAAATCACCATCTATACCAAAGATGAAAATACAGGTGAAGCTTCATTATATTTAGTAAAAAAGCAAGTTAATGCTATTTCTGCAATACTAAGAACTCAATCAGTTGATTTTGGTGCATCACAGCAATTTTCAAAAATTGATATAGCAGATACAGATGTTATTCAAATTTATGATGTAAAAGATTCAAATGGTAATAAGTGGTATGAAGTTCCGTATCTTGCACAAGAAATGGTTTTTGTAGATTATCCAATATCAGAACAAACTGATAAAGATTTGGTTCAATTCAAAGATTCAGTTTCGAATGTTTTAAAATTAACAAAAACATCTCGTAGATTTGTCACAAAAATAAATTCAGATAATACTACAACACTTATTTTCGGTGGTGGTAATGCTGCAGCATCAGATGAAACTCTTATACCAAATTTTAAAAATGTTGGGTTAGGATTAAAATCATCAATTGATAAATTAGGTGCATCATTTGATCCTGCTAATTTTTTAAAAACAACAACGTATGGTCAGGCACCTTCAAATACAACTATTACATTTTCATATTTAATAGGTGGTGGTATTAATTCAAACGTAGCAAGTGGAGATTTAACCACAATCGATAGAATTGAATTCGATGATGATACTACTGCGTTTAATACAAATGATTTACGTTTATATAAACAAGCAAAATCATCGGTTGCAGTATCAAACGATATTCCTGCTACAGGTGGTAGAGGTGAGGAAACTATTGAAGAAATCAGAGAAAACGCTTTGGCAAACTTTGGTTCTCAAAATAGAGCAGTAACTCGTAAAGATTATCAAGTAAGAGCATTATCATTACCTGCAAAGTATGGTGGTATTGCTAAAGCATATTGTGCACCTGATGGAGAGTTGGATAATAATTCACCATCATCGATATTAAATAACCCAGATTCGTTGGAAGAATTTGCAGGATTAGTTCAATCATTAAAAGATAGAAACTTAACCGAGCAAGAAATTAAAGATGAAGTTGGTAAATTTTTAATTGGTAAGAAAAATAATTTAAGTGAAAAAAATAATCCATTTGCTATTAATTTATATGTGCTTGGATATGATTCAAATAAAAACGTAACTCCACTTAACAAAGCAGTTAAACAAAATTTGAAAACTTATTTAAGTGAATATCGTTTATTAACTGATGGTGTGAATTTATTAGATGGGTTTGTAATTAATATTGGTGTAGATTTTGAAATTAGAGTATATGGTGGATATAATAAAAGAGAAGTTTTAACTAAATGTATCACCGAACTTCAAAATTACTTTAATATAGATAATTGGACTTTTAATATGCCAATCAATATTTCTGAAATTGAATTATTAATTGCAGGAATTGAAGGGGTTCAATCTGTTCCAAAATGTGATATTGTAAATAAGTGTTTAGGGAATTACTCAAAAAATTCATATAACATATCATCAGCCACTAAAGGTAAAATGGTGTATCCATCATTAGACCCATCGGTTTTTGAAGTGAAATATCCAAATAAAGATATTAAAGGGAGAGTAGTATAATGATATATTTTTTAACAGCATCAAAAGATGCATCGATTTATTTACAACAGCCTAATCAAAATACTGGGTTAGATGAAATATTAGAAGTTTCCAAAACTTATTATGGAAATCTAAAAGATGTATCACATTCATTACTTAAATTTGATACAACTCAATTATCTGCATCATTATATAGTGGTGAGATTACAATGAGTTCTGCTGAACTAATTCTTAAAGAATGTGAAGCAAATGAAATTCCCTTATCATATACATTATATGCATATCCGGTTTCTCAAAGTTGGGAAATGGGAATTGGTACTAGATTTGATGAAATAACTACGGATGGTGTAACTTGGAATTCATTATCAACTGCAACCTCGTGGTTACGTTCCGATACCTTATCACCCGAATCAACTGGTTCGTATAATGGTAAAGGTGGAACTTGGTACACTGCATCTGAGGCATCACAACCATACGAATATCAAAGTTGTGATATTGAAATGGATATTATCGATATGATGAATATGTGGATTGATGGTAGTATTCCAAATGATGGTTTGATATTAAAACACGATTCAGTATTAGAAAACGATACGAATGATTATGGTCAATTGAAATTCTTTTCAAAGGAAACTAATACAATTTACCAACCAAAAGTAAGAATTGGATGGGATGATTCAGTATTTACAACGGGGTCATTACCGGAATTAACTGCTGAAGATATTTACGTTACGTTTAAGAGGTTGAAAACAAAATATAAGGTTGGTAGTAAGCCAGAGATTAAAGTGTTCGGTAGAGAGAAATATCCACTTAAAAACTATGATAATTTATACGCATATAATGATGTAACTTATTTACCATCAACTACTTATTACCAAATTAAAGATGTCATAACTGATGAGATTATTATACCATTTAGTGATTACACAAAAGTAAGTTGTGATGGGAATGGTAACTTCTTTAAATTGAATCTTTCAAATTGGGAAACGAACAGAGAATATTACATTGAAATACAAGTAAATAGAAATGGTGTAGTCGAATACTTTTCAGATAAAGATTTAACTTTCACAATAGAAAAATAATATGGCATTAGATAACGAATTTATATTAAGTGAACTAATGAATAGTGGTTCTGCTGCATTAAATCAAACATTTGATGGTGGTGGGAATTTAGTTGTCGATACTACACTAAATACCGATGGGGAAACCTTTGGGTATGTGGAACGTCCTATTTACAATGAAGACCAGTTAGTAAAAGCAGTTGATACAATCGTAGATGAGTTAATTGGTGATCAAACACCCGAAGGGCCTGCTACGGTTTTAAAATCAGTTTTTGATGATTTATTTTTAAAATATCAAACTGCGTTAGCACAAATAAAAGATTTAACTAAACAACTAAATTTAGCATTACAAGAAAATGAAAGATTAAAAATTGAAATCGATGATTTGAATGTTAAATTAGATTTAGAAAAATTATTAAGAGCTAGTGCAGAAACTGAAAGAGATACTGCGAATACAAAATATGCTGCAACAATTTTAGATTACCAATCTGCGTTATCTAAGGGTATAAAAGAAGGTATTGAAAGAGTTTCGACTGAAGCACAACTACAAGGTTTACTTGCTGAAAAATCTTCATTTATTGAATTTACAAAACAAGCACAAGCACAATTAACCGATGCTAATAATCAAATTATTGATTTGAATAAACAATTAAATGATGCGTTTATTCAATTAGCAAAAGCACAAGGTGAGGCGATATCCCAATCAAATCTAGCAGCAGCAAACGCTGCAGCAGCAGGAGTAGCAAATGCACCGGCACCTAAAAAGGGAAGTATAATTTGCACGGAAATGTATAATCAAGGATTGATGCCAGATACCATATTCTTAGCAGATACTAAATTTGGATTCCATATGTATAAAAACCACACCAATACTATTATAGGATATTGGATTTGGGCTACACCAATTGTAGAATGGATGCAGAAAAACCAAACTGGTACTAAAGTTCTGTATTATGGGTTTGTAAAACATTGGTCAGAACATATGGCCTATAAAATGGGTGTATTGAAAAAAGACAACTTATTTGGAAATCTTATACATAAAGTAGGAGTATCATTCAGTAATATGGTTTATTACCTAAATAAATCAAATGTTAATAAAGTAGGTGCAGTATGGCAATAAAAGGATTCAAAGAAGTAATTGATAAAAAGGGATATAAAGTAGACCCAAAAGATAGAGCTATTTTCGAACGTGAAGTTGGGAAGGCTTATTTTGGTATGGGTGTATCTGATTTGATTGAATTCATAGTTTACGATATCAATGATAATCAACTACCTCAAGGAGATTCTGGTCAAATGGTTCGTTATATACCATTAGATACTGAAAATATTAGAAAATACTTTTTAATTACAAATTCTAAATCAACAAAACGATTAAACGGTGCTGATGAATATATTATTGATATTGAAAAATTAGTAACCGAAGCCGGATATTCAAATGGTATTTTCAAAACTCAAATCAATTTGTTAAATAGAAGAGTTGGGTCTGATATTATTGGTAAGGATAAATTGTGGATACATGAGATTTCACCATCACGTACAGAAATTCGTGTCTTACCATTACAAGATAATAATGAAAATGTTTTAGATGATTTACAAAATAGATTAAACGTAGTTTTAAACGAAGGACAGTTTAGAGATGATACGATTTATTTTGTAAAACCAATGATTGAAGCTATTAAAATAGAAGATGTTCTAAGAAATTTTTTATTATTGAATGGGACAGTAGCAAGTGGTGAAAATTATATTAAGTTAATTCAAAAAGAATTTAAAATACAAGATTTTGAGTTACTAATAAATCAAATTAGAGAAACTTTAATTGAGGCAACTCAATATTATATTGAAAATAGAGTTTGGGATATTTCATCGGTAAATTATGGTAAACCGCTATCTACTCCAATTCCAATTGAACTTTCAGTTGATAAAATAAAAGAAACAATTGGTTCAATATTAATAAAAATAATTGATAAATATCTACCACAGAGAAATATTCAAGAAGAAAATATTTTAACTAAAGAAGAACAAGAAACTTTAGATAAAACTACGGAAATTTTAAAAACAATCCAATCTGGTAATAAATACCAATCAACTGCTTTGGATAATAAACAATCAGTTGTTCGTGGTTGCACAAATCCAAACGCTTTGAATTACAATCCATCTGCAATAGAAGATGATGGTAGTTGTGTATTTGTTGCACCCAAACCTGCAGATGATAAACCAATTCAACCAATTGTAAAAAATCCAAAGGCAATCATAACAACACCACCTGTGGTTGTTGAACCACCTACTATTAAATATGATTTAGGTGGGTATCCATATTACGATACACCAACTACGCCGGTGGTAACAACTCCACCCACTCCAGTAAATATTCCGGTAAGTAATTCGGGCGGTGCACAAGATCCTTATACACCATCGTATTCCGGTAATTCAAGTAACAATGCTAATTATCGTTAATAGTATTGTTATATGAAATTAATTTGGAGTTTAGCAAATAGAACACCTGGAATTCCTCATAGTGAATATATCTATGATATGTTTTATTTATCAATTCATATGGCTAAAGATTTAGGATATGAAACGATTTTATATGGTTCATCTGATGCTATTGAACGATTGGGTGAATTTGTAGATGAAACATACAACATAGATAATTTAGAATATAAGTTATTTGATGATACAAAAGTTTATATTTGGAAAAGTAGAAATGATGATTATTTTACAATAGATGGTGATGTGTTTTTACATTCACCGATACTTCTTAATAGTGTTTCAAATTCATTTGTTTCGTTTGATGAAACTATAAATTTACCAACGGATGGTTATACATTTGAATCTTATAGTATCATAAATAAATTAGGGATATCCCAACTAATACCAGAATGGGATAATACCGAATCTAAAAGTTTTTCAACCAATTTAATACGTTGGAAAGAAAATAATGGGTTATTACAATATTTTATCAAATCGTATGAAACATTGCGAGAGTGGTATTTAAAAAATGAAAATCTGATAATAACGATGAATTCGGAATTATCATCTAACAAATCGTTAATTTCACATTTTTTATGTGAACATTTACTACAACGAATCGTTACATATTATTCAGTCGGATATGATGAAATAAGAACAAATCCTAAAAATTCATATTATCACTGGCAAGGTTCTGATAAATTTAATAATATGGATAAAGTAAATTGTATAAGATTGGTAGTTGAAACCCATAAAAAAATTGGTGGAAAGATAAATGATGTTTATAATTCTTTACTACAAAAACAATTAATACAACCAATTTTATATCCTTAAAATACTTATATATAAAGAAATAGTAAAATGGCAATACAATCAATAACACAAGATTCTGCATTTGAGAGCTTCGATGGTGGCTCGGGTGGAGGCGGTGGAGGTGGAACTCCCACACCGGTAGTTGAATCGGATAGAGAAATTGCATTTAGTGTTAATTCAACTCCATCTAATTGTTCAATATACATTAATGGAAATGATAGTGGATATAAAACTCCCTATACTTTAATATTTAGAGAAAAAGAATTGAATTCTAATTCTAAATTAATTGAAGTATATAATTCTTCAAACAAATTAACAGAAAAATATTTAATTACTGCAAATTAAAGATATAAATAAAGTGGAAATTGACTAATGGCATATAACGACCCATATAATTTTAGTGGAAATTCTGGCTACAATAGTGGTGGGAATAGTGGCGGAGGTGCTGCTGCAGGTTCTATACCTCCGGTTGTAACTACATCCAATAGACAATACCAAGTAGTAATTACTAAAATAGTAGATGGACAACCGAATGAATATATTCAAATAAATCCATCAGATACTCCATATGCTAATTTACAATTTACACAACCAATTGTAATAAGTAACCCAGAAACTCCAATTGCAACCGTTGCAATCAAAGCTGATATATACAAATATGGGTTAATATCATATCGAACATCAGATGGTCAGAGTGGAACTATTAATGCAGATACGAATATAAATGTAAATTTGGGTAATCCAAATTATATAGAATTTTTTGGTGAAAAGGGTGAAGTGTATTCATTTAATGCAATTATTAAAAATTCATTAACTGATGTTGTTTCGAAGAGTAGTGATTTTAAAGTAACATTACCTATTGGTCAAACTACAATCGAAATGGTTGCTAGTAAGAATAATGTTGCACCTGCACCGAATGCACCAACGTTATCCGTATCAGATTCAAATTTTACATGGAATATAAATGATTCCAATCCATTACAAATTTCATACACATCAGCTAATTCCGATTTCGTAGTTATGTCATTGGGTAACATCCAACGTCAATTATCTACCAACGGAACTATTGATTTATCACAATCGGAATTTACGAATGGAATTGGTAACTACACCTTATACTTACAACCAGTTTCTACGAGAGGTGGTAGTGGTGCAACACAATCGATATCAATTAACGTATTAAGTAAAACGTATCTGCCAGGACCTGATATTACAAACATATATTATCCTGAAACTATTAAGGGTAAAGATTTTGCAGGGTTTGATGTCCCATTTGATATTAGTTGGCAATCAATCAATACCAACTATGTAGATATCTATGTTTCTAAAAAAGATTCAACCTTTGTATTGGGTAGATTTGCACCATCTGGTCTTGCAACATTTAATGTTAGTGAAGTATTACGAAAAGCAAAATCAGAATACAACGAAGATACTGATAAGATACAATTTAAGTTTATTTTAATACCTTACAATTCTGAAGGTGATTCATTAAGTGAAGGTAAGAATGAAGAGATATCTATCTTATTTGATAAGGGTGATTTAAAACTTAGAAGAGGAAACGTAGTTTCGGATATCCGTAATGCGTTCCAAATGACTTTAGATGATTCATTATTTAAAGATGAAATCTCTAAATTATTAACACATTATGCACACTTCGGTGATGGTGATAATAAGTTAATTGCAACGTGGGGTATTGATACCGAAACGTTTTCTGTATATGATGAAGGATTTGATTCCAATGGTCAAAAATATAAAAAGAAAATCAAAGAAGAAAAATCATTGATTTTAAAATTATACGAACCATTACCAACGTCCGTTCAACCAAATCAACAACTTTGGATTTCAAAAATTCAATCAATCCCAATTATTGAACAGATTACAATACTTGGTGATTTAGTAAATGATTGCACTCCATTAACTCCTAATTTCAATTTAGATATTGGTGATGATATTGGTTATCAGATATTAGATGATTTAGTTGCAAGTGGTTCTACTACGTCATCCGATTTAGTTAATCAATTTATTTCGTCATCTGAATTTTCATTAGATAATTTAGATATTAAATTTGTAACTTCATCTAAGATAGTGGAAACATCAAACGATGGTGGTTCTATTATTGTATTAACTGATAATGAAGATTATTGGTGGTCTAATTTTGTAAAATATTCATCTGCTGAAGAAAGGGTTCATAACTTTGTTTATAAAGTAGATACTATTAACGTTTATAATACTAAATACGAATTTCTTAATTCAACCACTGGTTCAGTTTCAGCAACAAATGAAGCAAAACAAATTAAATCAAATATCAACGAACTTAAACGTGGATTTGATTCATTTGAAAAATTCTTATATTCTGAATCTTCATCATTATCATATCCAGGTGCAGGTCAGAATGAATTAAGTGCATCAACGGATTCATCGGTGGTAAGTTGGTATAATGGAATTGTTGCATCTGCTAGAGAATACGATTATCAGAACGTATCTTCATTTGTAAATAATTTACCACAACATATCAGAGATGATGAGAATGGTCAAGAGTTTGTATTATTTTTTAATATGATTGGCCAACACTTTGATATCTTATGGGCACATATTAAAGGATTATCTCAAGCAAAAAAATTAGAACATAAATACGAAACTGGTATTAAGGATGATTTAATTTATCATATGTTGGAATCTCTTGGATGGGATGCCGATATGGGAGTTAAATCTCAATTCTTATGGGAATATGCGTTTGGTAAACATTCGGATGGAACTGAAGTTTCATCAATGAGTGGTAAAGATAGACAAAGTGAAATTTGGAGAAGATTACTAAATAACTTACCATACCTTAATAAACATAAAGGAACTAAACGAGCATTACACGCTGCAATGGCTTGTTATGGTATTCCTGCTTCATTATTAACAATTATGGAGTTTGGTGGACCGAGTGATCCAACATCAACCGGTGTAGCACAATTTACATATGATGATAGAACTGCTGCAATAAATTTAAGTGGTTCATCACAAATTAGTATTCCATACAAAGAATATAGTGAAACATTAGATTTCCCTAATTCAATTGAAATTCGATTAAACACAACTGAAAAACAAAATCAGTTAGTTGCCGAAGTTCCAAACGCATGGAGATTGGAAATCGAAAGTGGTTCGAATTATTTAGGTAGAGTTAAATTTACAATTAGTGGAAGTGGTGTTGAAAATTCTGTATATACTGATTATATACCAGTATTTTATGATGAATATTATAATTTAACTTTAAATAAATCATTCAATTCTACTAAAGAATTATATACGATTTATATTAAAGAAGGATTTGATGGTAGAATACGAAATTCAGGTTCGATTCAACTTCAATTAGATAATGGAACTACTTCTTGGAAAAGTGGTTCTGAATTGGTTATTGGTAACGGATTTACTGGTTCAATTGATGAGGTTAGATTATGGTCAGTTGCATTAAACGAATCTCGTTTAGATAATCACGCATTATTGCCGGATGCAATTGATGGAAATCACGTTTCATCATCTACGGATGATTTATTATTCCGTTTAGATTTTGAATATCCAAAAAATGTTGGAATTGATACTGAAATTAAAAACGTTGCTATAAATTACACTTATGGTGAATCATTTGCAACTGCATCAAATTTTAGTTCAATTACTGAATATCCATACAACTATACATCATACGAAAGAAGTGTAACTGCAAATGTTCCATCTTCTGGTTTTAATGTTGGTAATAAATTTAGAATTGAAACTCAATATGATTTAAGTGGAAACGAAATTACCGAAAATTCTTTAAATGGAGTTGGGTTAGATTATAAAACACGTTCTACCAAAAAATCATTTGATCAATCACCAATTGATTCCGATAGATTAGGATTATTCTTTTCTCCAATAAAGGAGATTAATATGGATATTCTAAAATCACTTGGTCAATTTAATATTGATGATTATATCGGTGACCCATCGGATGAATATAGAGATGAGTATAAATCATTATCTACTCTACGAAATTATTATTTTGATAGATATGATTTAAACTTTAATGAATATGTTCAGTTAGTTAGATATATTGATAAATCATTATTTGATACCTTAGAATCATTAGTTCCTGCAAGAGCAAAAGTTTCTTCGGGTCTTTTAATTGAACCACATATTTTAGAAAGAAGTAAAGTTAAGTGGTCGAAACCAACTGCAACTGAAGATTCATTGGAAACTTCAATCGATGTTGAATCTCATACAAATGTAATTTCTACATACGATGTAGTTGATAGTAAGATAGATATTGTAAATGATGTTAGCATCGATGTTTCTAATCCACAATACGATGGAGTTGTTACATCAATTACCGATGTTTCATTAAACGCAGATGTATCTAAATTAGAATCTAGCATCGATACAAATACTACAACCAATCAATTCGGATATATGACAATCAATTCGGGTTCGAATATGGGTGGTATTGTTTTCAACATTGATGCACAATTAGGTTCATCTATTATGGGTGAATATGAAGCAGAATCTTATACACAAGTTGGAATGGATCCAGATTCAATATCTGTAAAAGGATTTGGATTATGGGGTTCGGATGGAAATTCTCAAATTACGAAATTAGATAAATTTGGAAATATAACAAAAGAACGTAAAAAAGTTTTCCGTATAAAAGAAAGTTATGAAGTAAATGTTCCACAAAATATAAATCTAAGCGATTCATCATTGGGAACTGAATTAGTTTCTAAAACTTTATATCGTTACAAAATAACTATATTAGATTGGAATGCAACTACGCCATCGGTTAGTGGTAATATTGTAGAAGTAACACCATTGGATGGATACCTACCATCGCATTATAAGAATGTGGGTGATTTAACAACCGGTTTAGAAAATAGTTTCTTTAAAGGTTCAAAACAAACACAATTTACTACTTTAGATGGTGGTTCTCCAATTGTAACATTTACAACGAATCCAAATACTCTTAAAGTTTCTAACACAGGTAGAGGAAGTGGGGAGCCAATTTTGGAAGTTAATTGATTTTAGAAGTAGGTTATATTTATACATATGAAACATTATGTGTATAAATTAGAAGATGTAGAAACTGGTGAGTTTTATTTTGGTAGTAGAACCTGTCGATGTAATATAGAAGATGATAATTATATGGGGTCTCCTATAACATGGAAACCAAATAGAAGTAATCTTATTAAAGTTATATTAAAAGATGATTTTGAAAATAGAGTAGATGCTCTTATATATGAAAAAAATATAGTAGAACAATATATTACACATCCTTTAAATAGAAATTATTCAATTCCAAATACGGGATTTTATTATGGTGGGGAACCAGAAACAAATCCCAATTATGGAAATAGACGTGATGATAATTGGAAATTACAACAAAGTGCACGAATGAAAGATTACTACCAAAAAAATAAAGCAACAAATTTAGGTAGAAAATTTAATAGTGAGTGGAGACGTAATTTAAGTGAAAGTAGAATTAAAATTGGCGTAGCTAAAGGAAGTAAAAATCCAAGAAGTTATGGTAATGTAAAAGTTACTGATTTGAATGGAAATGAATATATATACGATACTGCAAAAGAAGCATCAATTATATTAAAAGTGGATAGGTTTACGCTTACAACTCATTGTAAAAACCACACATCATATCAACGAGGTAAGTATAAAGGTTGGAAATTTGAATTAATTATTTAATTTTATAAAATACTTATATTTATATACTGAAAGTAAAGAGGAATAAAAATTATGGCTTATTTAGACAATTCAGAAATCACAGTCGATGCAATTCTTACCAAAAAAGGTAGAGAGAAATTAGCAACAGGTGAAGGATTAAACATTACGAAGTTCGCATTAGGTGATGACGAAATCGATTATACATTATATGAACCAGCACACCCAAAAGGTTCTGCGTATTATGATGCTGCAATCAGAGCAATTCCGGTAACGGAAGCATCTCCAGATGAAACTCAAGTTTTAAGATATAAATTAGTAACTTTACCAAAAGGCACAACTAAAATTCCTAAAGTAGAATTCGGTGTTCCTTCAATTTCTGTAAATCAGAATTCAGGTCAGGTTTCTTTAACACCAACTACATCTCCAAGTGGTAATACCCAATCTGGATATACCGTAGTTCTTGCAAATAAAAACGCAGGTTCTATCGTTGGTAGTGGTTTAGCAGCAGGAAGTGGAACGGTACCTGTATTCTTAGGTGACGAAATCACAACAACTGCGGCAGTAGAAAGAGGATTAGCATTTACTTTCATTCCTAATCCAAATATTACAACAACTATTAAAACGACAATTACCGTATATGGTAACGAAACTGGTGGTTCTCAATCAATCCCGGTGACCGTAACTTATGTACAACCAAAATAATAACGGAGAGTAAAAAGATATGGCACAAATTACAGGACAAGCAGGTGTAAATTTAACTTCAGAGTTGGCAACATACTTAAATGGCCAACAAGGAAATTTAACATCGGAACAATTAACACAAATTATCAATCAGTATTTAACTGGTGGTGATAAGTTAGGTTCTCAAGGAGGTTCAATCTCTACGGGAATTTATAAAAGATTTGGTGAATTTGATCAAGTTACTGGTAAAGTTGAAATCGTAACTACTGGTCTTTGGAGTGGTGATACGGGAAGTTTGAATTCGTTTTATACATCTTCAACTCAATCATCTACCAATTACTATACAAACGTATATTCAACCAACCCTGCAACTGATGAAGGTGCAGCAATACAATATGCAGTTGCGTATGGTCATAAATATGGTAGTGGTTCAGTATCATTACAAAACGATGATGCATCTACATTGGCTACAAAAGCAACTTATGCACAATATCGTTCTATCTTATTAGACCAAGATGATACATTCTTTACATTCTATTCATCATCTGCAACTTTACATGATTCATCTGATATCTATGTAATTAATGTAGCTCGTTCTAGATATAAAGAAACAATGGATGCAGGTAACTGGTCTTTAAGTTTAAGTGGTTCTGCAGGAAGTATTACTCTAATCGATGATTCGGGTAAAAAATTCTCCGATACAATCGGTAAAGCTGGTAGAGTATTCTATGTAGCAAGTGGTTCATTAAATTTAGGAACTGAAGCAGAAGCAACTATTAATTCATTAACTGCATCAAATGGACAAGGATTCGGTTTATTCTACCCAGACCAAGGTTTAGTAGTATTAAATCCACAAGCAATTGAAAACGCAATCGGAACATCAATCGATAGTGGTTCAGTTGGTGGTAAATCATTATACACTGGTGTTGCATATGAAGGACAAAATCAATTCTTATTACATAATGCAATTGTAGGTGGTGGAGATTTTCAAGCAAGAAGAACTGAAAATGTTTCTACTGCACATTATTTTGTTAGAGCAACAAATAGAGAATTTAACTTCTCAAACAACCCAACATTCGTAAGTGGTTCAGATGGAACTTTTGCAGAATCAACATTTGAAAGAGACCCTAAAACGTTTATTACAACTGTCGGTTTATACAATGATGCAAACGAAATGATTGCTGTTGCTAAGACATCACAGCCAATTCCAAAATCATTCGATAAGGAAATATTAATTAAAGTTAAATTAGATTTCTAATCAAACTCAAATATTATTAAGAACCCCCTTAAATGGGGGTTTTTTGTTTAACTAATATTTATATAGAGTAGGAAAATATTATGTTTAAGTCAATACCAAAATCAAACATATCGAATCGGAAATTTCAAGTCTATAAACTATGGAATACCAATCAATCGGAATACCCCGTAAGTATTTTATCGGGTAGTAATCCCGCATATCGTTCGATTGATTCTAAATATTATTCAAATGATGGTAATGTTGTAACCTTATTTGGTAGCACTGAAAACATAGCAAATATTCAAACCGAACGTGTTATTTCGGATACCATCTATGTAATTGATATTGATAGAAATAAATTTGGTGAACAAATAAAACGTCATTCAATTAATTTAACGAATGATATTTCTAACAAAAAATACATCGATGATGGATATGGTAAAATAGTATCACCAAATCCAACTTACACATTGGTAGCATTGGATGTTGAAAATAGAAAATTAGTTATCAGTCAAGATTCGATTAATTATGAAATTACCATAACTTCACTTGATTTAGAAACTGGGTTTTGTATTTTAACTTTGAATGGTGATACTGATGAACATTATATTATACACATTGATTTTGAAGATAATTTCGTTACCTTTAAAAATAAATTAGATTTTACTGGTGTTGATTTAAGATCACTATCATATGGTAATATATTCTATTCAGATGGTTTAATAGTTCTTACTTCAATAACATTAGAAAATTATACATTAGAATATCGTTCTACTCAAACTATCTACGAAACCGAAGTATTGATTACTGCAAGAGCAGGAGAATTTAATTATTCACAAAACCCATCTGCAGTTGATATTCTTTTAAGTGGTTCGTATGAATTTGAAACAACCCCAATTTCGAACGGAGAACCTGCCGGAACAAGAATTATAAAAGAAGTGTTGGATATTAGTAGAAAAGAACAATTCTATGGTTCAGTTGGATATACGACTGGTTCGTGGGATGATTATTTCAATTCAGGTTCAGTAGACCCAACTGGTTCATATATTTCAACTTATATCACTACCATTGGGTTATACGATGATAACAATGATATGGTTGCAATTGCAAAATTACCACAACCAATTAAAAATTTACCGGATTATGATATCAACTTCATAATACGTTTTGATACTTAATCTATATTTATATTATATAAGGAATATTATAATGGCAACAATCGAAGAATTATACAACCAATCTGGATACTCAAAATTAGCAGATAAATCAAAAGATAAGACACCATTATCAGTTGATTCAAAAAAACTCCAAAAAGATGAACAAGCAATTACCAAAGCAAGAGGTGGTAAATTGTTGGAGAAAAAATATTCGGATACAATCAAACGCTAAATTTTAGTAAGTGGGGTTATTAATCAACCACAAATATAAATGGGCATATATTCATATTCCCAAAACTGGAGGAACATCCATAACTGAAATATTATCACAAGTTGATGGTACTGAAACTATAATGTCTCATGGAACTATCAATGAATTGGGTAATATTGAGGATTATTTTATTTTTACATTTGTAAGAAATCCGTTCACTCGTTTAGCATCTTGGTATGACCACATACAACGTGATACAAAATCTCAATCATTTTCTAATTTTCTAAAATCAATTGATACTTTAGATTATCTATATTTTCCACAGACATATTTTACAAATCATGGTAAAACGGATAAAAAGAAAATATCATTTGTTGGTAAGTATGAAAACTTTAGTAATGATTTGAATTTTGTTTTCAAAAAACTAAATATTAACAATATTGTAATTCCACATTTAAACAAAAATTCAATGTGGGAAATCCATCCAAATTTAAACACTCAAAAATTATATAAATTTTATTATAATGATGGGTGGATGAAAGAATGGGTTAGAGAAAAATATAAAGATGATTTCAAAATTTTTAACTATGAGTTGGACATATAAAGGAAGTTACATTACAGAATTATCAGATATGCCGGAAGGGACTATCGGATTTATTTACAAAATTACAAACGGTCAAACTGGTCAATATTATATTGGAAAGAAAAACGTTGCATCGATTAGGAAACGAAATTTCGGTAAAAAGGAAATAGCTCTTCTAACTGATAAACGGATGAAACGATATGAGATGGTTACTAAGGAATCAGATTGGAAAACTTATCGTTCATCTAATAAAAGTGTGAGTGAGTGGTTTACCGATAGTTCAAATGATAAACTACAATTAGAAATACTACGTTTCTGCTCATCTACCAAATCACTTACATATTACGAATTACAAGAACAATTTGCACATGATGTTCTAGGTGATGAGAATGCCTTAAATGATAATTTATTAGGCAAATTCTTTCGAAAAGATTTGGAATTATCAAAATAATTTCGTATCTTTACTAAGTAAAGTGTATAAACTATGCTCTCACAAAGAGATAAACTAACAATTATTAGTATTTTGAATGACACGTTGGGTGTTGGTTCTTCCTTAAAAGGAGATGAGCAGGCCCATCATTGTCCATTTTGTCATCACCACAAAAAGAAACTTCAAGTCAATTTAGAAACTCAGCAATGGCATTGTTGGGTATGTGATGCAAAAGGAAAGCGAATACAAGGATTATTGAAAAAACTCCATG